TCAGACAAATCAGAATCTTACTACTTATCAAGTAGCTTTGACTCTTCAACAAACTTGGAACACATCTACTGGTCCTATTGCTTTTAACATCACACCAACACCTACAACACTTATCTATCAACCAGAAACACAGAATCCAATTCTTGCTCCTCTTCCTCGTCCTCCTACCGAACAACAAGACCTTTCTTCTCGTTATTATTGGGTTTATACTTATCAACATTGGATAGATATTGTTAATAACCATTTACTCATAGCTCATCAAGCTCTTTTTACAGCTTTCCAAGCCGCTTGGGCTTTAGCTACAGCAGACCCTTTCCCTTACGCCAACTTTGATGCTTTTGCTTCCACTTGTCAAACCCCTTGTATGAAGTACGATAAGGAAAGCGGACAGCTTTTCAGTATTTATGCGGATTCAGATGGTTTCGGTCAGCGTTTAGAGAATTTTACACCAATCCCTTTCAATCCCGGTCCTCCTCCAGTTGCTGGTCCAGCCACTAAACCTACTATGCGTCTGTTCTTCAATACCAATATGTATGGTATGTTTGCAAATTTCAACAATGTTTATTGGAATACACCTAACATTGGTGTTTATAACGTAAATCCTAACTACATTCTACCAGCATTCCCAGCACCAGTACCAATCGGATACACAAATGAAATCTTGTTTGTGAATAAATGCTTTCAGAATGTTTCCGACTGGAGATTGCCCCCTTATAGTGGTACTCCACCTCTTGGTTATGTTCCTACTACACCATCTAACTTCCAGAAAGTCTATTGGGTCTGTACTCAAGATTACCGAAGCGTGGATACATTATGGAGTCCAGTATCCAGTATCGTTTTCACCTCTACATTACTTCCTATCAAAAGTGAAGCTACGGGACAACCTAATATCCTTGGTACGGGCAACTTGGGAGATTCTCAACCAACCTCACAAAGTGCTTTCCAACCTATCATTACGGACATTGCACTTGATTTAATTCAAGGAGGAGCGGATGATTATCGTCAATTTATCTTTTATGCTCCATCGGCTGAATACAGATTGGCTGACCTCTCCCCAAGCAAACAAGAAATCCGAAACATTGACATTCAAGTCTTCTGGAAGAATCGTCTTAACAACCAGCTCTACCCGGTTCAGATGTTTAATCTTTCAAGCGTAGGTATTAAGGTAATGTTTGCTAAAAAATCAGCCAAAGGCAAAACAGACATTTAAGGGTATTTAATTAATAAATTATTTTTGATTTCTCCGCCAGATTTTATTCTGTAGCCATAGTATAAAGATGTCCGCTGATATTGAGAAGCTCTCCGTTTTAGACAGCCGTATCGTACAATCCCGTCCAAAGTTTGCAGTAGAAAAAGGTGCTTTATCTTTGACTAATGCTCCTTTCAACGCCATTGCCGCAACTGGCTCACAGCACACTTATAACATATACGTCCCGTCAGAAAACGTTTATGTTGATAGAAAGATTCTTTGGAGTTCTTCTGTCTTCCTTAACTTTACCGCAACTCTCACCGCTCTCCCTACTCCCGGTGATTCCATCGTTGTAGCGGGTCGTGATATTGCTCTCTGTGCCTTACCGCTCAACTCACTTTGTAGTACGATTTCTGCTACTATAAATGACACAACTTCCGTCATTAATTCTCAAGATGTTATGCGTGAAGTTTTGCGTTTAACTGATTACAAACGCAATCGTCTTGTTCGTACTGCTCCTACTATGTTGGATAAGTATGCTTACTATAACGATGCATTCCAAACCAATAACAACCCTATTGGTGCTTTTGATGCCGCAACTGATTATGACAATATTGGTAATGGTGCTTTTGCTGGTTTAGTTTTTACTGACCCTACTGGTGTTCCTCTCGGAACTGCCTCTCCAGCTTTCGTTGGTGCAACTTATGACGCTGTCAATGGTGTCCCGGTCGGTGGTACTGGTGTTGCTCCTTCTCCAGCTCCAGCACTCGTTCATCAAATCTACGTTCGTTTCCGTTCTACTGAACCTATCGTCCTCTCACCTTTCATCTTTGCTGATGAAAAGGAATGGGATACTGGTCTTTTTGGTAAATGTGGTGTTCCCTTTGAATGTGGGAACATTACTACTGCCGCTGTTGTTGCTTAAAAGGCACAGCTAATCGTTCTATTGCGGGAAGTCCCTTTAGAGCCTCTTCTACCACTTACCTCCGAAAGGAAGGATAAGGAACTCGGGTAATGACCGAACACAATGGTAAAAACGAAGAGGATTGGGTAATCCGCAGGGAATGCTTCTAAATCCGTTATGTTAGGACAAGAAGAACCCTCAACGACTATACGGACGAGTGCGTGATGAGATTAACAATCTCAAATGACCGCAGAAGATATAGTCTATGCCGAACCACTCCGAGTGGTTGTTAAAGTACTCTGAAAAGAGCGGTGCAACAGATTAACAACATTCAATTAATTATGAACTTGCAATCTCCCGCACGTTTAATCCGTGCTTGTAATCGTGCTGGTCGTACTATCTCCGCAATTGGCTACAACACTCAAGTCAGCGGTGGTAATGTGTTCCAAGAATCAGTCGTCAATTGTCAATTCCTCACACCTTCTCTTGACATTCCTCTACCTCCAAAGAGTGTTGTCCCTTATATGGAGTTCCCTCGTTATATTACACAATACCAGAATGGTACTATTGCACCCGGTGCTGTAGGACAAATTGTTTCACAAACAATTACACTCCCAGCCATCCCAGACTTGCTCTTAATTTATGCTAAACCTAACACTGGTTCTGGTGTAAATGGTGCTTTCCTCCCTTCCGACGCAGATTTCTATCTCCCAGTTGCTACAAGTTTGGATGCAATTCGTAATCCCCTCTCAATAAATTTTGATAATTTTTCTGGACTTTTATCCAGTCATACTGCGGAAGAACTCTACGCAATGTCCGTCAAGAACGGCTTGGATATGGACTGGAACTCTTGGAGCGGTCAAGCCAAATCATCTGGTGGTACTTACACCTTTGCGGTTCAGACACCAGCTCCAGCAACTATTACCAGACAGCAAGGTCAAACCATCCCAAGTGTTGGTTCAATCCTTGTTCTCAAACCTTCTCAAGATATAACTTTGCAATCGGGTCAAGCCCCAAGCCTTGAAATGTGTTTAGTCTATTGACTATTACACGCCGATAGGGCTTGTCGTTTTTTAATAAAGAAACGGCTCACTTACGATATGCGGGAAGTTCCTAAAGCAAATACTACCACTCCTACTTGGAAACATTTAGGAGGAACTGGGTTAATAGCCCATCCCAAAGGTAAAAAGGTATTTGATATTACAATGGATAATCCGCAGACGATTCCTACTCCCGATATGGTTAGGGTATGGAGTCTGTCCCAACGACTACCAGTAAGGCGGATGAAGCATCTAACCAATGCTGTTGATTCCGGAAGGTATAGTCTAATCCCTTATGAAAGTAAGGGTACTGAAAATGTGTCGGCAATTTCACACTCCAATTCAATATGTATGTCAAGAACACTTCCAGCGTTCCTCAAGTTCCACAGCTATACGTCATCACTGCAAACTCTGGGTTCTTTGAATCAATTAGGGGCAGTTCAAGAATTATCAAAGGTGTCCTCTCCGAACAAGACATCATTTCCGCTCCTCTTGCACCTATGGTCGTTCGTAGCGAACTTGACCGCATTGTTGGCGGTTTCTCTTTCAGCTCACTCGGCAACATCCTTTCTAAAGCAAGGGACATCTATTCAGCAACTAAACCCGTTGTTAGTGCTGTAAAAGGAATGCTCCCAGAAGAAGGTACAATGGGGAAGATTAAAAGCGGTCTATCAGCTGTAGGCTACGGCACTGGAGCTGGAACTGGTGCTGGTACTGGAGCTGGAACTGGAGCTGGTAGAAAGAAATCTTTAGCAAGTCGTTTAATGTAAAAAGATAAAAAATTAAATTCTGAAGCCATAGTATAAAGATGTCATCTGCTTTGGTTTCCGGAACTCCAGCATATTTCAAACCTCTCCGTGAAGGCGTAGCTACTATTGGTATTGGTGCTGTATTCGTCAATGTACCAGATGCCGCTATTACTGCTAATAGTATGGTAATGGTAATGGGTATTACTAACGATGCTACTGCAAACTTATTTGCTGTTGATAATATTGCAGTTGGTGCTGGATTTGATATTCGTACAAACGCCGCCGCAACAGCAGCAACAAACGTACGTTGGTGGGTTCTCCGTTATTAAACCCACAAAGATACTTCCGAGTATCTAATTTATAGAAATAAAATCAACAATATCCATAGAATGGATACTATTGATTATATCAAATATGTACCTACAATAACTACAAAGTATGAACCTACCACAGAACGCCAATGGCTAATGAATTTGGAGAGTATTCGTCATCAGCCCAGTCCCCCTTTATTTTCGTGGCTCTCTTTCTATACAAAGCCCGATGGTTGTCCGCTTTGTGGTTTCCAGAGAGTTTATACAGAATGTAATCTCCCATTCCGACACTTCCAAAACGGATTATCTTACCATTCTTATTAGGAATCTGTAATTTATGAGTATCATCTTCACTAAAACCTAAATGTTGGTATTGTAATCCTAACTTTTTGGCTTTCTTTCTGGCTTCATCTAAATAAGTAGAAGGAGAAATACCCATCTTTACTAATTGCTTACTGAATTTCTTACTGGGTGTAAGACCACCTCTGCCTTTTAAGAATACATTAAACAATCCACCCAAATCAGTAATACCTTTTGCAAGAGTACCAGTATATTCTGGGAGTTCTTTTATAGCTTCTGAAAGGTCTTGCTTTATAAATTCGGTTAATTGAGGTGTGAGGAATCCAGAACCTTTAAGTACTCCGAGAATGAAATCTTGACAATTATTAAGAAAGGGATGGTAAGGAAACCATTTTTCTTTCATAAGTTCCTTACCATTATTAAGTAAGGAATTAATAGTTGCACCAGAATTCATAGGAACAATCATAAGGTCAGTGTCTTCTTGTATGGCTTTGGCTGGTTGTATATTAATGACTTCATTCTTTTCAATAACATAACGACCAACTTTAGAGCCATTATCATTAAGTTTAACAACAACTTCTAAACCGAGATGGAAGAGTTGGTCGTAAGAATATTTCTTTTTAACTTCTTCCCATTTACCTTTTGTGATGTAGTTAAGAGCGGTGTTAATAGGTGCTTGTATAGGTTCTCGTCTGACGTACATACTAACGATAGGTTGATTACCGATTTTTTGGAGTAAATCTCGTATTTTGGGTTCATAATCATAACGAAAACCTTTACTGACATCTTTCAATCCTTGTTTTACTCTGGAAACGGCTTGTTTTGCGAGGGCTTTAGAAGCGTCCCATATATCACCAAAAAAACCAGCCCCAGTAGCAGAAGGAAACACTCTATCAAGAATAGTAATGATTTTATTAATAGTTGCTTGAATAGAACGCCTATCTGTGCGATTGGAGAGAGTACTGACTGCATCTTCTAATAAGTTCCTATCTAATTGGTTAGAAAGAGTTGGACGCAATGTTCTTATCACATTGACAACATCTTCACGAGATACATCATCATTCTCTAAAATATCACGTAATCCAGCAATTTCTTCAGCAGTAAGAGTACATTCTCCCGTATGAGCTTCACCTTCACACGGAGCTAATCTGGGAGGTTGTCTATCCATACCACCTCTTTTTTTCTTACCACGTCCTCTTACCTCTTCATCACTATCAGATTCTTCTTCATCCGTAGTATCTTCTCCACGTTCTTCTTTTGATTCTTCAGCAATAGTTGCACGTTCATCTTCTTCTTCCATAGGTAAATCATTTATGAAATCACGAAGATTGAAAGCAAATAATTCTGGTTGTAAGAGATTCATAGGATTTTCTAACATTTGTTGTAAATCAGCTTGTTCTTCAGCAATCCTCATAGTAGTATCATTATCATCTTGATACAATTGAAAGAGTGCATCAAATAATTCAAAAACATCATCCCAATTACCAACAGATGTGGTATGATTTAGTATTTGTTGGCGTTGATGTTGAGTCATAGCACCCCCACGTAGTTTTTGTTGGCGTTCGGAGGCATACAATGCTCTCATTTGTGCTTTGGCTCGTTCCAAAGGTATAGGGTCTTTTGATTTTTTTGTACCATCTTGAGCTACAACCCAGTATAACTCTCTTTTTGGGGCTTTCCTCAAACGATAAGGCATTCTATAAGATAGAAAGATTTTTATGGCTGAAAATATATGACTGAAACGGAAATATTTTGACAGCAAAAAGATTGCGTGTAAAATACAAATAAAAAACAGACTATAAAATAGAATGAGTTTTGTTTTTTATAAAGATGATTGTGTAAAAAAGATGAAGGAACTTCCGGACAAATCAATAGATTTTATATATTTTAATCCACCATTTGGTACAACACAACAATATTGGGATGAGAAATTGCCTTTTGATAAGATTTTTCCAGAATGTTTCAGATT